TGCTGGTAAACAACATTTGTATTGGCATATTTTAGATAGGATTAATGATTGGTATGATGACTCTGATGAGAATAAAACCGTACGATATATGTTGTGGGTTGAATTAGTTCAATCTAGACATATTCATAAAAATCACGTTTATGAATGGGCCAATTCTTTACCTAGTGGACATCCACTAACAGTTTTAGTTAATTCTATATATAATCTAATGGCTTTTAGGTATTGTTGGGTTAAATCAAATAAAAATGATTTGTCTTCTTTACCAAGTTTTGATAATCATGTTTATCTCATCACTTTTGGTGATGATGTGAATGGTAGTATATCAAAACATTTTAGACATTCTTTTAATGATATAGTTGTTCAGGATTATATGAGAGATTTAGATCTTACATATACTTCTGATAGTAAGGCACAGTTCATCACCCCGTTGAGAAAATTAAGTGATATATCTTTTCTCAAAAGATACTACACTATAAATAAAATCGACGGCCAGTATATAGGATCGTTGGAAAAAGATGTCATATTCACAACTCCTGGTTGGACTAGGAAAAAGAATTCTGATGTTATTACCATCGATAATTATAAATTTTCATTGCGCGAAGCAGCAATATGGGGTAAGGACTTCTTTGATGAATTTATCAAAGTTACTTTACCTGTCTTTCGGAATAACTTCCCTGGCGTTCCGGTTGACACAAGCTATCTTTCAAATATTAGTTTAGTCTCCGAATTGGAGTACTATTACTAATATTATATTATTTATTGTAACCTGTATATAGAAATAATTTATTTTATTAAAAACAAAAACAAAACACTAAATTTATGATGAACGAAGCAACAGATATAAATCAAAACGACACGTCTTTACCATCAGACGAAGTAAACAATGGAACAACTACTTTTATTGATGAAGGGTCTTCTGTCACGGTTGGCAGAACTGATTACTTATCAATACCAAAATTTCAGCTCTCTACTGGCGAATCTTCAATGCAGTCAATTTCTGATTTTCTTAAGAAACCTATTGTTATTTACGATAGCTCTATCAGCACTTCTACTACTGGATTACTTTACGATGAAGATTGTACACGCAACGTTTACACAGGAGGCACTACACTTTGGGATGTGAAACTAAGGAATATCTATGGTCTTAAATTCAAATCTGTTTTCACTATGAAAATTAATGGATCTAGGTTTGACCAGGGTATGGTTTCAATGTCTTTTATGCCAACTGGAGGTTATTGTGTTAATACACAACCCTATGATCCAGCTAATCGTATCTATGCGTTTTCCAAAACCCAGTTAACTACTATGCAGCATGTTAATTTTAATATAAACTGTGATAGTTCTGCTATTTTAGAAATACCATGGATTAGTGCTTATCCATTTTTGAAATTGATTCCTTATACTGATACCAGAGCTGGTACACCAGGTTTCTTGAAAATTTGGGTTTATTCTCCATTGGTTACTGAATCAGCAGACCCTGTTAGGATAACTGTTTGGCAACATTTGGAGGACGTTGAATACTTTGGGAATACCGTTACGCAATCTGGATCTATTGATATTAAACGCATTCGTCGTGCTCATGTCACCTTAGTCCAAGCCGGAAAAACTAGAGTTATCACAAGAAAAGATGCACTTACACAAGAGGAGCAATCTACTAAGCCAATATCTGGTGGACTTAGAATGTTATCTTCTATTAGTTCTGCTTTATCTGTAGTTCCGCTTCTTAGTACCTTTACTGAACCTATATCATGGGTTGCTGATGCTATGAGCAAGGCCGCTTATATATGGGGTTATTCCGCTCCCCGAATGGTTTCCCCACCTAACTTTATGGTTCGTAATAAGACCCCTTATATTAGCAATTACGATAAACACGCTCCAGCTTATTCTATGGGACTTTCAGTCGCGAATAAGGTTGGTCCTGCTATTGGATTTTCCGGAACTGACAAGGATGAAATGAGTATAGATTATCTTAAGCAAATTTTTGCTTATACTAATTTCTTTACTTATACTGCTGCTCAAACTGATGAACAACTTATTTTCACCTACGATTTATCTCCTATTTCTGGGAGAAGAAATATTGTCGCTCCAGGTGCTTTTGGTGCTTCTTATGTTTATACACCTGCTGCCTTCTTATCTAGAATTTACCAAAAATGGAGGGGTTCAATTAAATTGCGCTTCATACTCGTTAAAACCGAATTTCATAGGGGTAGATTAGCTTTTGCTTATTCTCCCAATGGAGGCACTCCAACTTATGACCAAACTGATCCTTTACTTAGAGAAATAGTTGATATCAGAGCTGGATCTGTCATTGAAATTACCATTCCGTTTATTAGCAATCTTCATTGGCTTGATAATACAGCAAACATGGGTAAACTTCATGTTTATAAAATTGATGATCTGAAGACTGGAGGAGATCAGGCGCCCACCAATGTAAATGTTTTGGTTGAAACATGTATGGGTGAGGATGCTCAATTCAATATTCGTTCTAACTTACGAATGTCTCCTAATGGTCAGACTGGAACTTTCCAGTCAGCCGGTGATTCTATTAAGCAATGTGAAGCTGTTGTTACCCGCGTTGGCGATTCTTCGCAATCCTCTAAGGATTATTCTCATACAGTTAATTGTATAGGTGAAGCAGCTGAGTCGCTATCTCAGATTGTCAAAGCTGGAAGTTTCTGCACTGGCGTTTCATCCCGCATGGGTCAGGGTTCTGCCCATGCAGTTGGTTTCCGAGTGTCTTCCCCATCTTCTTTTAATGACATGCTTAGTATTGACATTCTTGGATCCATTACTAGTTGTTATGCGCAAATGCGCGGCGCTGTAAGAATAACTTTTATAACCTCTAGGCCTTCAGAAGGAAAGAATTACGTTATTTGGTTGGTTCCTGATTCAGCCTTTCTTCATCCTATCCTTGCGTTTCAAGCTGATATAACAGATCCTTTGGATCAAATAACTTTTCTCAATAACACTGGTTTAAATTTCTTTAATGAAAATGAAACTGCATTATCATTAGATTTTCCAGGTTACTGTGAATTAATGTCTTCCCCAGTGGCTTCCAACATGATCAATTCGACCGGTGTTGTTGGTGTTAAGCCAGGGGGATTCGTATCAGAGTATAGAATTCGTTGCCTTAGTACTTATACTGAGGGCGAAGATAAACTCTTACTCCACAGGGCGGGTGCAGATGATTACCGAGTTGGTAATTTTATCTGTATTCCTGTTATGTGGGAATGGCAACCTAACCCAGGTGCCTAGCTTAACATGTCCTTTTGGGTTTTCGGAGTTAAGTTAGTGATTTATAGATCCCAGATTTTTATCTATAAATTGCCGGTAGAATATTTTGTGTGTGAATATTACCGTTTAGAAACAGGAG